CTAGTGGGCGTTGTGAACCATCAACTGCTGCAAGCAAGAATGCTAGACGGCGTGGATGCATAATCCAGTGTGTTGGATTCTGGAATACATTTGTCTGTACTTTCTGGTAAGCATCTGCCAACTTTGGATACAGGTCTGCAACTGAAGGTGAAGCATCTGTGTATACAACATCATTGATGCCAGGTGTTTGACGAATACCAAGCATTGCGCCTGATGTACCATCACCATTGATGATCTGGTCGTCAAGTGTTGTGTGCCATCCACGGATAAGATCCTGGATGATGAACTGGTCAATACCTGTTCCACGCTCAATTGCCTGCTTTGAGATATCCTGTTGACCTGCGATTGTACGAACATTCACAGTCAATAGTGTATCGTCAGCATTTGTATTTGAGATAGCATCATTTTCAGCAGCCTGAACTGCAGTTGATGTACCAGTAGTCATGCGTGAGATATTTAGTGTCATACCTGCTGCTGGAAGAGCCATTTTGTTTGTTGCGAAGTCTGCTGTTGGGCGACCTGCACGAGCAAATGGTGCTGCTAGATCAACAAGGTACTGAGGAATTACGAGACCAGCAAAGTTGCCAGTTCCTACTGAGCGACGCTCAATTTCCTCTTCACGAGAGTGACGAGCAAGACGCTCTGATGCTGCATAGTCATTGCTGAACTTAGCAGTAAATGCATCCTTAACGAATGAAACATCTGTATTCTCTGGTGAGTATGTACGGGCTTCACGAGTTACCTTTGTTCCGCCAACCTTTGGCATTGCAACATCAGCGTATGCTGATCGTGCTTCTGCAGCCTTAGCATCTGCTGATGCTTGTGCAGTTAACTTTTCAATCTTTGAATCTAGTGAGCGTGACTCTTCAACCAAGGTATCAACCTTTGCTGATTCATCTTCTGTAAGGTCTGTACGGTTCTCTACGGCTACTGCCTCAAGAACTGCGTCCAACTCTGCCTTAACTGCATCACGGCGTTCAATTACTTTGTCTAAATAAGACATTTATTGTTCTCCTTTGTGAGTATTTTTAAGTTTGAGGTGGTGGTTACGGGTTTCACGACGCTTACGGGTGTGAGCCTAACTCCGACTTCAGTCCTATCTTTTGGATAGGAATATTATTTTATTGTGCTTCTCTTTGCTTTTGCTAAGCGTAGAGACATTCTTGGCATGTTATCTGGAAGGAAGTTTAGGACTGATGGGAAATCTCCAACAATCTTTCCACCTTGACCAGGAACATCTACAACATTTAGAACATTAGCAGCCTCTTCTTGTGCTTCTGGAAGTGGATCAATGTATGTTAGTTCAGACATTTTGTGTCCAACAAGAGTATCAGTTGCTACCCAACCATCTTCTACTTCTTTATATACACGAATAAGAACTGCTGGATCTCCTTCTTCTGCTGCTATGCTGAAATCTGAGTCAGGAACATTAATAGATCCTTCTGTTTTGATTTCTTCAATACGGCCTCTTGCAATGCCACCAGATGAATTCCAACGAACAAAATCTCCTACCTTTTCACGGCTTTCTGTTTCTAGTTCGTCTTCTTCAACCTCAAGCATTGGATAAGTAGAATCTTCTTCCATCTCGCCATCACCAAATAGCATAGACATTACTTCTACTGCCTTCATGATGTAGTCGTGACCTTCAGATAAGTCTCCAAAGATTTGCTTTAATACTAATAGTGATTCGCCTGTTATTTCTCTTCCCGCTTTTATTTCAGACATTGCTCTTTTAATTAATTCTCTAGCCTCTACAGAAGTTGCTGTATATGCAGGATATGTGACGATTGATACATCTCCATCAGAAAGGCTTACCTCTGTAAGAGTTCTTTCTGAACGGTCTTTGCTCCAATTTTGACGGATAACTCTAAATGCAAACGACATTTGATCAACATCACCACGCTCAACAAGTGTATATAGGTCTCTTGCTTCTTGTGTGTTTGCTAGTTCTGCTTCAAAGAATAGTCCTTTTTCATCTTCAGACAATCTCATTGTACCGTTTTTGGTTCTGGCCATAGGTAATCCTTCGTGGTTAACCAATAAACGAACATCTGGTGTCTCAGATAGTGTCTTTCTGAATGCTCCAGGAGCAATCTTCTCAATAAATGGCAGAGGAACAGATGCTTCGTTAAACACAGCAGCATAACCTGCCATACGCATAGTACCGTCGTCTGCCTGTCTTGCCTCTATGTCTCTGACCGTAAAGGTACGGCGTTCTGTCTTCTTCATCTTACTCCTTGCTTTATTAGTTTCATTATCTAATTTATCTATTTGGCGTTGTGCCCAGTCCTGAGCAGCATCATCAAAGTTTGCATTTCCACCCCAAAGCAGCCAAGCAACTAATCCTGCACCAGGATATCCTGGGTCTGAAGAGTCTTTGTTCTGTGGTGCTTGTCCATCTGCCTTGTGTCTTGCGAACCAAGGAGCCATCTTTCTTACTTTATCATCAGAGATACGACCTGCTGCCATCTCTCTTGCTGCTCTCTTGGTACCTTCAGTTAGACCGTCGCCACCAAAACCTTCTCCCAAATAGTCCAATCCTCTTTGTGCATTATTTTTAATGAACTCTGGAACATTGTCTACAGGCATTATTCCTTGACCTCATCACTGTAAGCAGCCTTTGGATCTGTTGGATCAACTAAGGATACTTGCTGTAGTTGTGCTGAAGGCAATCCTGTGTGAGTTAGTTCTGAGATATCTAGCATCTTAGCCACATCATCTGGATTGTATCCAACCTGGACCAAGATAGAGGCAATTTCAGCCTTCATCTTATCTCCAACAAGTGGTGCTTGTGAAGCATCAATGTTTTGTAGAGGAAGTCTGTATTGATCTCCTGGATCACCAAGTGATGATAAGTCTTCGTAGTTGCGTACATCGTTTAGTGATAAGAAGCCTTCTCTTAATCCCTTTGTGTATGCGTCAAAGCGTTCTATTGTTGTTCCTCGCAAAAGTGCATCAAGGTTAAATCTAATAAATCCATCTGACTCAGGAAGTAGTGGAGATAGTGCTTGTTCCAAACGCTCTAGCAATGAACGCAATGAATACTGTACAAATGAAAGGTTCTGTGCTTCTACAGATGAGTAGGACATAGCACCTGCAACAGGGTGTCCTAGTAGTGTCAGTGGAACACGGAAGATTCTTGCAATGTCTTCAACATTAAACTTTCTTGCTTCAAGTAGTTGTGCATCTTGTGCATTGAGTGATAGTGGCTTAAATGCTGCACCACCAGAAAGAATACCAACTTTACCTGCCATGTATGGACCTGAGTGTGATTCTTGCCAATTACGAGCAATATCTGCTGCTTGTTCTGAGTTTAATTCTCCTGCAACTTCAATAACTCCACCAGGATTAGCAGCGTTACCAAAATATGAGGCAGCATATGTATCAGAAGCCTGTGCAATACCAACAGACATACGGCAAGCACCAATTGGGCTTAAGCCATAATATGATCCTGGCATTCTAAATAGTGGAATATGAAGAACTTCGTTACTTGTTAAAATTTGATCGTACATAGCATTGTCTATATCTTTAACTCTGTAGACAAGTGGTTCTCCTGGAATAGGTCTTTCAATTCTTACTTCATTTGGGTTTAATACATATAGTTCTGTTACTTCGTTGTTATCATCTCGTACCGTCAAAATAAATGCATTACCATGTAGGTGCATAGAAGTAATTACTTGCTCAATGAATTCTAGTCTTGTTTGTTCTGGGTTTGGAGTATTAATCCATGCTGGAACATCTCCATAAACTGATGCATAAGATAAACGATTGCGTCCTCTGCGTACATAAGCACCCATTGGCAATGAAGAAATAGTATCTCCAAGTAATCTTACACATGCATAAACTGTAGATGTGCGAATTGCAGACTCTGTATCAACATATGTGCCTGTATTGGCTACACCAAACAAAGGACGAGGTGGAATCAATGGAAGAATATATTGACTGTTCATATCTCTGGCTTCACCAGATGCCTTTAGTCTTTTAGATAGACTCATTTGATTACCCTTTTCCCTTAGTTAATTTTACCATGTGCTTATTGCTACTCGCTTCCAAGTATCAGTTGCTATGCAGATATATATGTAGTCATTATCATATGTAATTGTTCCTACGGTTCCCGTCGCAGTTGCTGAGGCTGGAGTCTTTGTAGTAAGTTGCAAATCACCATAAACTCGTACAGATCCAGCATTTCCACCTGAAGAGTCAAACTTACCCTTGATTAAAGGTGTTGATGTAGTTGAGTTAGAGATATATAGATTATCATCGCCTGTCTCATTTACACCTGCGTTATATCCAAGGAATAGGTTACGATTACCTGTTATATTACCTGCTCCTGCTCTATATCCAAGACCTGTATTGTGTTGACCTGTGGTTACAGTTGAAATAGGTATACTAAATCCTGATCCCGTCAACAATCCTGCAGGTGCCACTGATGTATCAATAGCAAGAACTGCTCCTACTACCATTCCAATTCCAGCATTAACTAAAGTAACTGTTGTTACAACTCCGCCAGCAACTACTATGTCTACTGTTGGGAAAGTCCACCATGAGTCATTATCAGGAAATAAAGTAACTCCAGTATAAGTTCCATTTGTGTACCCACTACCTGGAGTAATTGTTCCAAGTGTGGCTATGATAGAACTTGTATCTCTAAGTGCTTCTCTACCAATTCCTGTGTTCTGATTTCCTACAACATTTGATCTCATTGTTTGAGATCCCATTGCAGTATTTTGAATACCAGTTCTATTTGAATACAAAGTTGCCTGGCCATTAGCAGCATTACCATTACCTGTTAGGTTATTTTGCAGGGAAGTAGCACCAATGGCATTATTACCAGTAGCAGTAGTTGAATATGGCATAGAACTGAATCCAATAGCAATATTAAAGTTTCCTGTTGTATTATTCTGCAAAGTACCTTGACCAATACCAGTATTACCTGTTCCTGTAGTATTTTGATTCAAAGAATTTTGTCCAATTGCTGTTATTAATCCTGTTGTATTGCTTTGTCCTGCATTAGCACCAATTGCAGTATTGCCACCTGTTGTATTATTTTGAAGGGCTGAAAAACCAATAGCAATATTTGAAGCACCTGTAATATTGTTTTGAAGTGCCTGACTTCCAATTGCAAGGTTATAGTTGGCAGTTGTGTTGTTTGCAAGAGCAGCAAAACCAATACCAACATTGTTACCACCAGTAGTATTATCAACAAGAGCACCAGTACCAATGGCAAGATTTACATTACCACTAGTATTAAGTTCAAGTGCACCCTCGCCAATTGCTAGATTTCCTTCACCAGTAGTATTAAGTCTAAGTGCACCACCTCCAATTGCTACTTGTGAACTTACTGTTGTATTAGCATTAAGAGCAAAGTTACCAATAGCAATACTGCTACTACCTGTTGTATTGTTTGCCAAAGCACTTTGACCAATACCAACATTTTCTGCTCCTGTTGTATTAAGATACAGCGATCCTTGACCAATTCCAGTATTTCCTTGTCCTGTAGTATACTCCAGAACATTTGCACCAATAGCAGTGTTACCACTTTGTGTTGTACTTGTTGCTAAGGCTCTAAATCCTATTGCAACATTAGAAGCACCTGTTGTATTATTTGTAAGAGCACTTCCACCAATAGCAATATTATAGTCACCAGTAGTATTATCTTCAAGAGCAGAACCACCAATAGCAACATTTTCTTCGCCTGATGTACTAGCACCAAGTGCACTTGTTCCAATAGCAACATTGTTATTAGAAGTTGTATTAGAACTAAGTGCTCCTGCACCAATAGCCAGGTTGCCTGATCCAGTAGTATTTGCAACAAGGGTTCTCCAGCCAAGTGCTGTATTGTTTGCACCTGTTGTATTAGCCTTTAGTGCTTCTTTTCCAATAGCCATCATATTGCTTTGAGTGTTATTTTCAAGTGCCTGAATTCCTATGGCAACATTGTCTTGTGCTGTAGTTTGTACAGCAGAGGCTCTATATCCAATTGCAAGGTTTTGAATACCTGTAGTGTTATCCTTAAGTGCTTCACTTCCAACAGCAAGGTTATAGTTGGCAGTTGTATTATCTTGAAGGGCTTGAAGACCAACAGCAAGATTTACTTGTCCTGTTGTATTATTTTGAAGGGCCTGAAAACCAACTGCTACTTGACCACTTGAAGTAGTATTAGCAGAAAGAGCACTTCCACCAATGGCAACATTTTGTCCACCAGTTGTATTATTTTCTAATGATGATCCACCAATGGCAGTATTGTTGTTACCAGTAGTGTTGTCCGTCAAGGTGAATGGTCCAATTGCAACATTGTCATTACCTGATGTACCAAATCTCATAGAGTCAGCACCAATGGCTACATTGTTTCCACCATCTGTAAGTTCTTGCAATGCACGAGATCCAAGAGCAAAGTTTTGATTACCAGTAGTAACAGACTCAAGAGTCTCTGTATTACCAATAGCAATGTTTCCAAATAGTGTTCTTGTAAGACCAACACCAATTTTAATTGCTGAAGATGATCCTGCTTCAATAACTACTGCTGATTGAATGTTTGGAGTACCATCATTCATTACAAATACTTCACCTGTACCTGTTTGTGCATTAATACTTGATGTACCTGATACAGATCTTATTGGTCCTGCTGTTAAGTCAGATCCTCCAGGTCCCGTCGCTCCTGTGGGTCCTGTAGCACCAGTTGTGCCTACGCCTGTAGGTCCTGTAGCACCAGTATCACCAGTTACTCCTTGAGGACCTGTTGGTCCTGTAGGACCAGTATCTCCAGTGACTCCTGTTGGACCTGTAGGTCCAGTGTCTCCTGTAACTCCTGTTGGTCCTGTAGGACCAGTATCGCCTGTAACTCCTGTTGCACCAGTATTACCTGTGACACCAGTTGGCCCTGTAGGGCCTGTATTACCAGTTACGCCTGTGGGACCTGTAGGTCCAGTATCTCCTGTAACACCTGTGGGTCCTGTATCACCAGTTACACCTGTAGGACCTGTAGGTCCAGTGTCTCCAGTTACTCCAGCATCACCAGTTACACCTGTAGGGCCTGTGGGCCCAGTGTCTCCAGTTACACCAGTGACTCCTTGTGGACCAGTAGAACCTGTTGCACCAACGGGTCCTGTAACTCCTGTAGCACCTGCTGGACCTTGTGGTCCAGTATCTCCAATAACACCAGTAACGCCAGTGGGACCAGTATCTCCTGTGACACCAGTTGGCCCTGTAGGGCCTGTATCACCAGTTACACCAGTTGGTCCAGTATCGCCAGTAACACCAGTTGGTCCTGTGGGACCAGTATTACCTGTAACACCTGTTGGGCCAGTAGGCCCAGTGTCTCCAGTTACTCCTGTAGGTCCTGTACTTCCAGTTGCACCAATGGGACCTGTGGCACCTGTTGGTCCAACGACTCCTGCTGCAGTTACTACAAATATTAAGTTGTGATTGTTAGAAAAGTTAGTTGTACCAGTTCCACCTGATGTATTCAGTGTTACAGGTAATTCAAAGTATCCTGTTTGAGGAATTGGTGTTGCAGAGATAGTCCACTGCTGATAGTTATTAGAGTCATTTGCATCTTGCAAAACTATAATGTCGTTTGTCTTTAGCAATGCTAAGAAGATATCAATATCAATACCGTCTTGATTTATGTGGCTCACATTGATTTGTGTTGCAGAAACTTGTGTTGCATTGTTCCAAATAACATGTCCATTACCAGGATCTCCTGTTGTTATTGTGGTCTTTGCTTGGTAATCATAATAGTTTACTGATCCACCGTCAGCACCTGTG